AACGCCGACACAGGCGAAGAAGCAGAAGAGCCCGACGAGGACAAGGCGCCTGTGGAACCGCCCGAGGGAAGGCTGAATGAAGCGGTCGAGGCTGATCCGACTGAATCGTTCGAAAGCGAAACGCTGGAAGCGCCTCTGATCGGCATGAATGGCAGGACAGCAGACGGCGCAATGCCCTATGAAATCCTCAAAGATAAGCTGGCGTGGCTTCGGTAGCCGCCGGCTTTTCTTATATTCAACTGTGAAAGCGACCGGCACGCTAATGTCGGAGAAAGAGGTAATGCATGAACAAGATCATGGAACTGCGCAATAAGCGCCACGCTCTCTGGGAGCAGACCAAGAACTTTCTGGAAGAGCATCGTGACGACCATGGCCTGGTGGCTGCTGAATTCGTTGATCAGTATGATCGCATGGGCAACGAGGTTGCGGCGCTTGGCGCGGAGATCGAACGGCTCGAACAGCAGGCTGAAATCGATGCCAAGCTGTCCCAGCCCACGTCCACTCCTGTGACTGCTCGCCCCACCGTGGGTACCCCCAAGAGCGCTGTTGCTCCCACCGCTACTGCTGAGTACAGCGAGGCGTTCTGGAAGAACATGCGCGGCGATACCAGCATTGAGGTACGCAACGCCTTGTCCGTTGGCTCCGACCCCAATGGCGGCTATACCGTTCCGGACGAGTTCCACCGGCAGCTCATCAAGGCGCTGGAAGAGAACAACATCTTCCGTCAGCTGGCCAAGGTCATCCGCACCAACAGCGGCACGCGCACCATCCCCATTGCAGGTGAGACCGGCGAGGCGTTCTGGGTGGAGGAAGGCAACGCGATCTCCGAGAGCGACATGACCTTCAACATCCAGACCCTGTCCGCGTACAAGCTGGGCAGCCTGATTCGCGTGTCCAACGAGCTGCTGAATGACAGTGCGTTCGACATCGCCGGGCACATCGCCGAGCGCTTCGGCGTTCGCTTCGGCAACGCCGAGGAGAAGGCGTTCATCAACGGCCTGGGACCCAGCAACGATCCTGCGGAGCGCGCCAGCGAGCCCACCGGTATCCTGACCAGCCTGGCAACCCCGTCCGTGAGCACGAAGAACGCGACCACCATCACCTTTGATGATGTGTATAAGCTGTTTTACGCATTACGCAGCCCCTACCGCGCCAAGGCCAAGTTCCTGACCAACGAAACCGCCCTGCTCCAGCTGATGCTGCTGAAGGACGGCAACGGTAACTACATCTGGAAGCCCGGTCTGGAAGTCGGCAAGCCCGACACCATCCTGGGCCATCAGATCGTGACCAGCACCTACATGCCCGCGCTGACCGGCACCGCGGCTGAGGATGCCGGGAAGAAGGTGCTGTTGTTCGGCGATTTCCAGTACTACTGGGTGGCCGATCGTACCAACCGCACCTTCCGTCGTCTGAACGAGCTGTACGCCGTCAACGACCAGGTGGGCTTCATCGGGACCCAGCGTGTCGACGGCAAGCTCATCCTGCCTGAGGCCATGAAGGTTCTGGGTATGGGTGCAAAGGCCAACGGCTAAGCCCGACAACGATTTATGTATCCGGGGTATTCGGCGAATGACCGATGCCCCGGACATCGGAGAGGAGAAAACCGATATGGATAAGACGATCGTCACCAGGAACTATTTCACCGATGAAGGTGATACCCTTGTGATCGGTGGTAAGCTCATCGTCGAAGACGGTGCGGAGGTTGAGGGGTTGGACGGCGGCAAGAACGGCGCTGCCGCCAATCAGTCCGCCAGCGTCGCTACGGCTGTTGCGGCATTGAAGAATGACTTCAACACCCTGCTGGTCAGGCTGAAGGATGCCGGCATCATGGTTCCCGACACCTGGAACATCACGGCAAGGCTGGCTCCCAGTCTGACGGACGCTGTGGCCGCCGCGAATAACGGTAAAGCCACCGTCGCTCTTGAGGACGGAGTTCTCACCATCACCGCCGATGTGGATGATCTGGGGGAATCCACCAGCTCCAATCCGGAGCAGGGTACCCACAAGTGGATCGGCCTGGGCATCGGCACCGGCCTGGCATCCGTGGCCCTTGTGCGGTACAATGGTGACCCGCTGACTGACGCAGATGCCTCCGAAGCCGCCTCTGTGGGTCTGGATCAGCCCGGCGAGTTCGTGCTCTACGTGAGGGCAGAGGAGCTGGCTGAGCTGCCGAAAGTCATCACGCTGAAGGCGGATGGCTATGCGGAGGTTGCCATCACCATCCGAGTGGTTGAGCCGGAAGTCTCCGCTGATTCCGAGACGGTGGAGTAAACCGGCACAAGCTGAGCGCAAAATTGAGCCCAGTAGAAGGAGGGATGCCGATATGGTGCAGACACCGATAGTAACACTGGAAACGGCGAAGATGTATCTGCGCGTGGATACTTCTGACGAGGATGCCCTTATCGGCATCCTCCTTGCCTCTGCTGAACAGATGGTAATGGATGTGGCAAGGATCGGGCATGCTGAGTGGATCGAGATCCAGCGTGTTACAGCGGATGATGACGGAAACGTGCTGACCGTCAATACCAGCGCCTATTCGCAGAATGAAATCATACAGATGCGCGAGCTGCTGAAGATCGCTATACTGTATGCTGTTGGATATTTGTATGAGCACCGCGAAGAGGCGGATCATCATGGGCTCATGCTGACACTGCGAAATCTGTTGTTTGCCGTCCGCGAGGGGGTATTGTAGTGAATATCTCTGCTTTGCGTGTCCGAATTACCATCCAGAAGAATGCAACTGTGGTGGATGATAACGCCAACCACAACTCCGCATGGGCAGACTACTTTACCTGCTGGGCAACGGCGCTGGCCAATGGGAAGAGCGCTGAAGAATCCAATGAAGCCGGAACGACCCAGGAAGCGGATCGACTGGATTTCACGATTCGCTGCTCATCGGAGACTGTGGCCATCGATTCCAGACACTACAGGGTAGTGCTGGGGGATCGGATCTACGACATCGTTAGCATCGACGACATGGGGTTTCGCCACACTTGCCGAAAGCTCCATACCATCCTCAGAGCGAGGTGATTCGTCATGTCCAACCAGAGAGTAAGCGTGGACGGCCTGGCTGACGCAGTCATGGATGGCCTGAGGGAGTATGCTGAGCTCGCTACCGAAAGCATGAAGGCGGCTGTGAAAAAGGCAGGCACCACGGTTCAGAAGGAAATATCCGCAGGCGCGCCGAGGCGAACAGGCAGATATGCGGGAAGCTGGCGGACGAAGACAACGAAGGAGTCCAGCACGGAGTTGGAGGTCACAGTATACTCGCCCAAGCGGTACATGCTTGCTCATCTTCTGGAAAATGGCCATGCTAAGCGCGGCGGCGGGCGTGTTGCCGGCAGACCGCATATATTCCCCGCAGAACAGCATGGAATTGAGCAGCTGGAGCGGGATATTGAGGAGGCATTGAAGTGACGCACAATCAGCTCATGGAGATGCTGGAGGAGACGGGGTTGCCCTTTGCCTATGACCATTTTGCGGAAGGTGAATCACCGGATCCGCCATTCATCTGTTTTCTGTATCCCGCGTCGGACAATTTCTCGGCGGATGGTCGGGTTTACTTCAGGATCAGCAGGGTGAATGTTGAGCTCTACACCGATCTGAAGGACCCAAAGCTGGAGAATACTGTGGAAGCCGTGCTTGAGGGGCACGGCATTTTCTATGAAAAGACCGAAACCTGGATAGACAGCGAAAAGCTGTATGAAGTCCTCTACCAATACGAAATGGAGTGTGCTGATAATGGCGAAGAAGAGGAATAAGGTCAAATTCAATATTTGCAACGTCCACTACGCGATATTGACCGTCGCGGATGACGGGACGTTCTCCTTTGGGACGCCTGTGCCGATGCCCGGCGCCGTTTCTCTTGCGCTGGACGCCAACGGCGAGCCGACCAATTTCTACGCGGATGGCTACGCCTACTATACCATCGGCAACAACATGGGCTATGAGGGCGACCTGGAACTGGCAATGGTGCCCGAGTCCTTCCGCACGGATGTTCTGGGCGAGCGGCTGGATTCCAACAATGTACTCATCGAGAACGCCAACACCGAAACGGTGGATTTCGCGCTGCTCTTTGAGTTCGACGGCGACATCCGCAAGATCCGCCACGTCCTTTACAAGTGTGCGGCCAGCCGGCCCAGCGTGGAATCCAAGACCAACGAAGAAGAGGTTGAGGTGCAGACCGAGACCCTCTCCATCAAGGCCACGCCGATGGCGAACGGCATCGTAAAGGCAAAGACCGGCGACGATACGACGGATACCGTGTACCAGAACTGGTATCAGTCCGTGTATCTGCCTGTCGAGTCCCAGGCTCAGACAGTGCAGACGCCCAGGAGCGCATTGAAGTAAGGGGGACGCGGTACGATGAGCATGATCAAAACGATTGAGATCGATGGTAAGCAGGTGCCTTTTAAGGCATCTGCAGCCATCCCCAGAATCTACCGGGTGAAGTACGGCCGGGACATTTTCAAGGATCTCATGAAGCTGCAAAAAGCACTGAATGAGAACATTGCCGATGACAGCAACCTTGACCTGTTCTCGCTGGAAACCTTCGAGAATATCGCCTACCTGATGGCAAAGCACGCCGATCCGTCCCTCCCTGACACAGCAGAGGAGTGGCTGGATGAATTCAGCGTTTTCTCCATCTACAACGTGCTCCCGGCGATCATCGAACTCTGGGGGGTGAACGTTGAAACCCAGTCTGTGGCTAAAAAAAACGAAGTGCAATCGACCGATCAATGACGACGCCATTGTTCATGCTACGCTGCGTACAGCTGGGCATTTCGATCCGGGATCTGGATCTGCTTACGGTCGGCCTCGTGAATGACATGTACATCGAGAGCGACAATGACAGCCATGAGTATGTCCAGATAGGTACGCAGGTGCAAATGGATGCATTCTAGCCACAACCGCAGGAAGGGAGGCGACATCTTTGGCGGGTGGACGAATCAAGGGCATTACAGTTGAGATCGGCGGCGACACTACAAAACTGGAAACCTCCCTCAGAAGCGTCAATACCGAGATCAAAAATACCGAATCCAAGCTGAAGGATGTCAACAAGCTCCTGAAGATGGACCCCGGTAATACGAACCTGCTCTCCCAAAAGTATAAGACGCTCCAGCAGGAGATCGGCGCAACCAAGGATAAGCTGAACACCCTGAAGGAAGCGGCCAAACAGGCGGAGCAGGCGCTGAAGGACGGCACAATTTCCCAGGACCAGTATGACGCGCTTCAGCGGGAGATCGCAGAAACGGAGCAGAGCCTCAAAAACCTGGAACAGGAGTACAAAAACTTCGGTTCCGTGCAGGCACAGCAGGTTGCTGCCGCCGGTGAAAAGATGAAGGAGTTCGGCGGCAAGGTGGAAGATGCGGGCAAGTCGCTGACGACCAAAGTGACCCTTCCCCTTGTTGCCTTTGGCACCGCTGGCGCAGCGAGCTTTGCCGAGGTCGATAAGACCATGCAGCTCACCAACAAGACAATGGGCAACACCGAGGAACAGGCGGCGCTGCTGAACAAGGCCATGAAGGAAGCGGCGGCAAACTCCACCTTCGGCATGAAGGACGCGGCCACTGCCACGCTGAACTTCGCCCGCGCAGGCCTGGACGCGGAGCAGGCCGCAGCTGCGCTGGCGCCCGCGATGAACCTGGCTGCCGGTGAGGGCGGAAACCTGGACACTGTGTCCGGCGGACTGGTCGCTACGATCAACGGCTTTCACGGCAGCTTCGAGGACGCCGGGCATTATGCCGATGTATTCGCGGCAGCCTGTAATAATTCCGCACTGGACGTGGACAGCCTGTCGCACGCCATGTCCGTTGCGGCTCCGATCTTTTCCGCAGCAGGATATACAGTGAACGACGCCGCCCTGTACATGGGTGTCATGGCAAACAACGGCATCGACGCGGACAAGGCGGCCAACTCCCTGAAAACCGGCCTTGCCAGGCTGATCTCCCCGGCGAAGGAAGGCTATGAAGCCATGAAGCAGCTGGGGATTGAAGTTACCAACGCGGACGGGTCCATGAAGGACTCCATCACAATCCAGCGGGAATTGCATGACGCTTTCTCCAAGCTGTCGGAGTCCGAGCAGATTGCGGCTGCTTCGGCCATCTTTGGCAAGAACCAGATGGCTCCGTGGCTGGCGCTGATCAACACCGCACCGGAAGAAGTGGGCGAACTGGACGCAGCCCTTGCAAACTGTGCCGGCACCACGGATGAAATGGCCGAGGCTATGATGAGCGGTTTCGGCGGCTCTCTGGAGAAGCTGAAAAGCTCCATCGATGTGCTGGTTACTTCCATTGGCGAGGCGCTGGCTCCGACCATACTGAAGGTCACGGAATTCATCCAGGGTTTGGTGGATAAGTTCAATGCCCTGACCCCCGCGCAGC